GATTATCAGGCGCAGATGTCGGCTCGGCGGAAGGTGGAAGATTTTGACGAGCGCACCGGCCAAAAAAAAACATTCTGGAAGGAATCAAAGAATGACCACGCCAGAGACTTGGCTAATGAACAGGTTTTATTAGCGATTTTGAGCGATTTGAATTCAGACCCGGTTTTGGAAAGCATGAGCAAAAAAGAGGAACAGGCAGTTCAGTCAAAGCAATAAATCCTGTCCATTCAATATCTCTTTTCGTTTTGACTTTTTCTTTACACCAGCTAACGCTTGCACTTTGGCAAAAACTTCTTCATCAATGCTTCTATTGGCTATTCTATCAATCCAGCCATGTGAAATCGGAAATTCAACACACATAAGTTTCAGTTGAGCATTGTTCCATCCACCATTAACACCTTGAACTGAATAAATCAAATCTCTCGTCAAAATCATATTATTCCTCTGTCTTTTTGAATCATACCGGTTTCGGTTCGGTAGTCGGTTGTCAAACAGAAACCCTCTCGGAATTTCTGTTCGCTTGAATCCTTCCAGTTTTCGGACATGGAGTTCGGCGTTTTTGGAATCTCTCGGCTCACCCTTAAACAATCGGAAGCCTATAGCGGTAACGCCGGCATGATTCACAGATAGAGCAAAGTAGCAAAAGGATCCTCGCCCATCTTTAAGTGCGCCGGTTTCTTACCACGCACCGTTGATTGTCAAACCGATTTGCAGCATTAGCAAGTGAGTCCGCTCGGAATCGGGTTTTATTCAGGCCGATTCAACCCATCATAAAAACAAAAAGGCCGTCAGATTTTTAGTCCGACGGCCAAATGCAATGTGCGTTGCGATTTCTGCGAGAACAGAACGAAACGACATCTGCCCCGCATATTCAAAAAGAGAATCAATCATAACGCACATTTTCTGCAAACTACTCTACCCGATGGCAGTTGTCAACTAAATCTTTCAAGGCACATTATACATTCTATGAATATTAATAATTTGAAGTTGGACTGTGGCTATTTGTTGATTTATTACCTCGGCGTTTTGTCTGAAAACCTCCACATGGTCTAAGTGAAGTTTTATCTTTTGGGTTAGGGTTATCTGTCCAGCTTGCACTTGAAGGTCAAGGGATTTTTCAAAGTCCGAATTCTCTTTTGCAATGGATTTTTGCTCGGCTTCCAGAGTGGCCAGTTCATTTGAAAGAACTGTCAGTCCGGCCTTAACCTGTTTAATGGTAACACCGTTATTGAAAGTTTGTGCTGATACGGCTAATGCACAAAACAGAATCAGAATCGTGGTTTTCATGCCCGACTAAATATAGCACTTTCCAGAATCCCGTCAATATCATTCTCTTTCTTTCGCGTTGACAATCGCCACATTATGACATGGCGTTTAATCCATTTATCGGACGCGACCTAGCTTGGCTGGAAATCAATATCCAGCAGGCACAAGATGACCTTGCGGCTGGCAAGAACATCCAGTCAACCAGCTCTGGCGATGTTCACAAAGCCGAGCGCATTGAAAAATCCATCGAATCCCGGCTGCGATTGCTTTTGGCTGCGGCCAGCGTTCAAGACCCGGAGAAATACCCGCCGGATTCCTGTTATCCGATTCAGGAAGCTCGCGTGGTATTCGCGCCATTCCAAAACATTTCCGACCCTTACGAGGCATGAGCAAGAAACTTCCAACTTCAAAGGAAATCGTTGGCAGGAGTTTGAACGCAGGCCAGCTTCCATTCCGGCAGGTTGATACCGGAAACACCTACGGCTTCAATAACACACTGATTCAGGCGGCAGTCCAAACGGACGAAAGAAAGACCGTAACGCTGGTGGATTACGATATTCACCGCACCGTTAGCGTCATTGGTCGGCGCACGTTGATGAGTTTGGCGCGGACGATGTTCTGGCGCATACCGGCTTTACAGGCTTCGATTTTGGAACAGGCAAATCTCGCAGCTAATCCATTTACGCCACGTTATGCTGGAAAAGATAAGGCATGGGGCGAGCGGGCGCATCTTTGGTTACACGATTGGCACAAGGTTTTCGATTTGGCTGGATGGCCTTACGATTACGAAACCTATGTAGAGCTTCTAATCGTGGCGGCAATAGTTGACGGGGATGTTTTTACTTTGCTCACACAGGATGCGAGCGGCAATCCGCGAATCCAAATCATCCCATCTCACAGGGTTGGTAGTCGTTATCAGACCGGCGGCTCGGCAAAGGTTAAATACGACGGCAACCAGCTTTTCATTGACAACATTTTAGTGGATGGAAATTTGCCGTGGAGTTATTCGACTCCGATAGAATGGCTCGCGCCGATTATTGATGGCGTGATTGTGGACGGCCAGACCAAACCGATTGCTTACCGAGTCTATGATGACCCGGTTGTGTCCGCAAAATACATGGACATTGGGGCGAGAAACATTTTCCCGACCTTCATGCCAGTGTTCCCCGGCCAACTTCGAGGCATATCGCTTCTGGCAACCAGCGTATTTGACTGGCAGGATTTGAAGGAATTTAAGGACTTTGAAAAGCTGGCGCAAAAGGCGTTTTCAACGCGGACAATCGTTGAGGAAAATGAGACTGGCGATTTAGACCCGGCAAAATCATTAGTTACTTCTCCATTTCGCAATCCAGATAATACTATAAAAACCCCGGCAACTACGCAGGTCAATGGCGGGGCTTATACGATTTTCAAATCACAGACCGGCTCAAAACTTACTGCGTTTGACTGGAATAGGCCAGCTCAAAATTCTCAAAACTTCATGGATACGGTTGTTCGGGATGCCTTTCGGGGAACTGAATGGGACTCGTTCTTTTCTCTTGACCCGAAGCACGTTGGCGGTGCGCCGATGCGCGTTATTGTGGACAAGATTTGCCGCGTTCTAAAGAAACGCCGCCGGATGCTCGGCAAGACGACGTTGCGCGTGGATACTTACGGGCTGGCAAAGGGCGCATTGCGTGATGGTTCGCTGCCAATGGACAATGACTGGTATCGGTGGACTTATCAGGGGCCGCCCGACCCGACGGCTGATAGGCGATATGATGCGCAGACCGACCAGATGGAATACGAGCTTGGCTGGTCAACTTTGGCTGATATTGAAACCAGACGGAACGGCGATTGGATGTTGAAACGCGAGCAGCGCGAGCTTGAAGTGCGCGATTTATTTACTCGCGCAAAGAAGATTGCAGATGAGTTTGGAGTTTCAATACAGGAAGCCTGCTCGCAACTATCCTTGATTGGTCAGGCGACATTCACGCGGCGCGAACAGGAGATGGAAGGAACGCAACCGCAAGAGCATGAAAAGCCATTAGACCAAAACAAGCCATGAAATCTTTTCCGAACATATTGAGCAAACTGCTTTACGAGCCGTTGCTGATAACGCAGGCCAAGTATTTCGCCATTTGTCGCGTATTGGAATCGCACATGGCTGGCGGCATGGCGCAGATGCCGATGGTGGACGAAGAAGAACCCGACGAGGACGAGGAATATCAGGAAACCAATAACACGGCTATAATTCCAGTTCACGGAGTTTTGGGCAAACATCTTGAACAAATGGATATGATGAGCGGCGGGTGCGACCTTGACACCGTAAAAGACGACCTCGACATCGCTTTGGCAGATGAAAACATTGAGCGGATTATTTTTGATTTCAGAAGTCCGGGCGGAGCGGTTACTGGCATACCGGAATTGGCTGCGAAAATAGCTTCCATCCAAAATAAGGAAACGGTTGCCTTTACGGATTCGGAATGTTGCTCTGGCGCACTTTGGCTGGCTTGTGCGTGTGATTACTTTTACTCCACAGAATCTGCCAGTGTAGGTTCAATCGGGGTTTGGTGCGCTTACATGGACATTTCGCGCCAGATGGCGATGGAAGGTGAGAATATGCAGGCCATCAGCGCGGGTAAATATAAACTCATGGGCGCATATTGGAAGCCATTGACGGACGAGGAAAAGGCATTGCTCCAAAAGGATGTGGACTCAATTCATGCCGACTTCAAGAGTGCTGTGAATTTGAATCGTGAAATAGCCGATGAACACATGGAAGGCCAGATTTTTGACGGCAAGGAAGCGGCGGAAATCGGACTGACGGATGGGACTGTTTCTGACATTGAGGAAGTATTGGAAATGTCGATTAGTTGACAATTTCCACAGGGTAGAACTATGGCACTCAAAATCTTTCGCATCGGTGCGGCTAACGCCAGAATCGCAGAACTGGAAGCCGAAAATATCGAACTAAAAACCACCATTGAGGCCAATTCCGGCCCAAAGGTGAAGGGCGCGAAGGCTTGTCCAGAATGTAAGGGAGAAGGATTGGTTGAATGTGAAGCCTGCGAAGGCTCTGGGGAGGTAAATGAGGAAGCCAAATCAAAGGCTATCGCAAAACAAGGCGAACGCGCCCAGCTTTCCGCCGATTTAGTGACGGCGAAACAGACCATTGGAACTTTGGAAACCAAAATCAAAACTCTCGAAACTATGAATACTGAATTGAACGGAAAAGTTACTTCTACGGAAAGCAAGGTTGACGAAAAGGTTGCCGCGAAACTGCAACAGGCAATGGCCGCGACTGGCTCGCCTGCCGCTCCGACTGCTCCCGCAACCGCCACGGCGACTTCGCAGTTGTCCGGCATGGCGCGTGTCCGCGCTGCCGCAAAACTTGATTTGGAAAAGGCTGGTTACGCTCCAAAACGATAATTTCAAAACACAACAATCAAACACTGAAAATTTATGGCTGATACATTCTTAACGCTTTTGGACATGACGAAAATGAACGGCACTGACCAAGCGGTCGGTATCGTTGAGGAAGTGCGAACTTTCGCGCCCGAAGTCAATGTGATTTCCGGTCGCCCCATCAAAGGCACGACCTACAAGGCGTTGGTTCGCTCTGCGCTGCCCGGAGG